AAGGACAAGATAAAAACATATCCCCCGAAACTTCAGGGGCTGCTCAGGATCACCATCGATCAAGTCGACAAGCAAGGCCTAACCCTCACCAGGACCTTTCGGTTGCTGAAGGGGTTGTCCCTGCTTCCAATCGTCGGTGCTTTGCTGCTAGCCGCGATAAAATACCGGGACGATTTCTTATGGCTGTTAAAGGCTATCCTAGCGATGGTATTTTCGGTACTCAACGTAGCCCCTAATATTCTCAGCCTATAAGGCTTTTGTAACACGTTCCTCGTCTCATCTTACTGCGCTCAAACCACTCATCCATATGGAGCAGTCCAAGCAGCTGTCCATAATATAGATGAGATGTATCTTTAATAAAAAATACTTGGGTATTTCGTGAGAAACTCGAGTTGATCTTTAATGCTTATCTAACATATTCAGCCTACTCCGCCAATAAGTTAAAATTCTAATAGTCGAGCTCACCAGTGCTGAGGGACACCTTACGCATATGTAATATTCGCGGCAGCTTTCTGAAAGGCATCACTGGTTATCCTCTAGTCAGAAGTAAGTGAACACTAGGAGAAAATCATGAAATCACTAAAAGCTTTTTTTGCCGTTTCCATCTTGACCTTGTCTTCTTTGGCCATGGCTGAAGGCGGTGGTGACCGTGTTTATGGTCGAATGATGCAAGAGAACCAGAAGGCGATGGAACAGTACGCCTTAGAAAATGGAAAGACGACACCTGAAGTTGTTCATTATGAATATGGAATGAACCTCGATGTCCAGAAGGTAATCAGTACCACTCAAGCCAATAAAACCTGTGGCGTAGCTCCTTCGCGCATGACCTATGAAGATTCGGCGGGCAAGCTCAACACCCTGGAATACAAGGTTATGGGTACTAACTGCCCTCACGGAAGCTAGTTAGCGTTGGCCCTAGCTGCGCCAGTTTGTTCGGTATGTTTTGAGCCTGCTTACTGTTCGCTGACATAGAAGTAATTTTCAGGTCACGCTGGAGTTATCTATTGTATGAAATTATGTCTGCCGGCACGTAGGAGAAATCCTCACGTGCTGGTGGCTTTTTATAATTATAAAAAATATTTCATAAAGAAACTCTGCCAAGCTAAAGCCTGGAGTGTTAAATGAACAATAAAAGCATTTATGGTCTTTCTCTAATTGCCCTTGGCATGAGCATGGGGCAAGTTGCAGTAGCTGTGGAGCAAAAGCCTGAAGGGTTCATTGAGGGGAGCACCTTTAGTATTCTCAATCGGAATCTCTATCTCAATCGTGATTATCGAAAGGGCCAGTCAAGCCCCACGGGCAATGGTTACTCAGCCGAATGGGCTCATGGCATTATTGGCCGATTCGAATCAGGCTTTACTCAAGGTACCGTAGGCTTCGGCATTGATGCGTTTGCAATGGAAGGCCTCAAGCTCGATTCAGGTGATGGTCGCTCGGGAGCCCGAAGCTCAGTCGATGTCTTGCCGCACAATAGCAAAGGCCAACCTGAAGACTCCTACTCAAAAGTAGGCGGGGCCGCAAAAGTGCGTTTCCTGGATACAGTCGTCAAGGTAGGCGACGTATTTCCATCGACGCCTGTCGTTGCCTATGGGGATTCCCGACTTCTCCCGGAGAGTTTCCGTGGTGCAACGTTCACTAATACCAGCATCAAAGGCCTGACCCTTCAGGGGGGCCGGCTGCATGCGATGAGCCAACCCAATTCCAGTAGCATGCGTGACGGCTTTTCAACTTTTTACGCCGGTGCAGTAGATGCTCCATGGATCGCTTATCTAGGGGGCGATTACACGGTCAATGAGCACGTAGGTGTGAGTCTTTACACCAGCCAATTCAAGGATGTGTGGAACCAATACTACGCGGGCACCACATTGAGCTATCCACTCTCAGAAAGCGTATCGCTAATCGGCGGCTTTAATTACTACCGAGCGGTTGATGAGGGTAAAAAACTTCTGGGAAGCTTCGATAACAACATCTGGAGCGGCAAGACGGCGGATCTTCGCAAGGGAGGGGCGAACGCATTCCCTTGGAAGGGCGCATCGGATCAGGAAGTCAACGTCGTTGGCGAGCGGCTGGATACCTACGTTTCCATTTTCTCGCAGGCATCGGAGCGGAGCCACATCAAGGCCAAGCCGACATCGACAAGGTCCATGGATCGAGCGGCGACTGTTTCTTCGTTCCTGAAATACATGCGTTCGGATTACATTCCCGACTTTGGCGACCAAATGGAGCTGGCGAGCAATTACCTTTTGGAAAAGTCGATCATGATTTCATACGTCGGATGGAAGCGCGAAAGCCGGACATTCCTGCAAAGCATGTCGCTTGAGGAACTGGTCGCCGCAGTTCCTGAAATCGCGGACATCATCGCCGACCCCGCGAATGACGAGGGAATGGCGGCATTCATGATGCAGGGCATGCCCGCCATCACTGAGAAGCGGGCGATGAAAGCCATCAAACAACTTCGGGAAACCGGATTCGCTGAGATCCCGATTCCGAGAATGTCGGTGGATTGTCCGATTGTCCATGCGTGCGCCCCGGATGGCGAGGTGCTTTTCCCGTCCTACGTGTCCGACCCGCAACGCTCGCCTTATATCTTCTGGCGCACGTTCATGACCGCTCAGGAATTGGAGAAGAAAGTCGCTTCCGAAGGATGGGACGCGGATTGGGTGGCGATGGCCATTGAAAAGCTTCGCGGCAAGGATTCGGCCAAGCTGGAAAACGAGAAAGGCAACCGCTCGTTTCGCCGGGTGTTGCAGGATGACAGCGATTTAGTGATGGTGGTTCATGGATATCAGCGGCTGATTGACGAGGAAGACGGCAGCGAGGGAATCTATTGCACGGTATTCCATCCCGACGAAACCGACAGCTATGCGAAAACCGAGCTTTTGAACGGCTATGACGATTACCCATTCGTGATTACCCGGCTCGGCATTGACCAAAAGCGGCTTTATGAAACCCAGCCGATGAGCAAGGCGTTGCGCGGGCCGCAAATGCAGATCAAGACCGAGCGCGATAGCCGGGTTGACCGTGCCAGCCTGGCGACCATGCCGCCGCTGATGCACCCGGCTGGACGACCGCCTTCTGATTGGGGGCCGGGACGCAAGGTTCCTTACCGCAGGCTTGGGGAAATCGCTTTCGGGCCAATCCCGCCACCGGACAACGGCAGCTCCGAGATTGAGCTTTCAATGCGGGTTCAAGCGGACCGAGCCGTCGGCTTGGACATGGAAAGCCCGCTTGCTCCCATCAGGCAACAGTTTTACGTGAACAAGTATCTATCGCACGAAGCCGGATGCCTGGCGCTCGCGTGGAAGCTCTTCCAACGAATGGGGCCTGATCAAGTATTCTTCCAAGTCTCCGGCATCCCGGACGGCCAAACGATGACCAAGGGAAATGGCGACGAGGATTTTTCCATCACGGTTTCATTCGATACGCAATCGACTGATCCCGACACCGCCGAGAAGCGAACGGAGCAAATGGTTTCCGCCGCCGCTCTCGACCGCAACGGGCGTATGGACATGGACAAGCTTCTTGAAATCGTGCTGATGAGCATCGATCCGACGCTTGCCGACTACGTGCTCCAGCCAAAAGAAGTGGCCGAAGAAAAGATGATTCGCGACGTGACCGACGACCTCACGAAGATTTTCGCAGGCATCGAGGTTCCCGCCCGTCCGAACGGCGCTCAGATCGCCTTGCAAATCATCCAGAGCTATGTGGAGCAGCCCGACGTGATGGCGAGAATGCAGCAAGACGAGGCTTTCGCGGGCCGCGTGTCCAAGTATGCGCAGCAGTATCAAATGGTCATCCAGCAGGCGCAGAACGCGCAGATTGGCAAGATCGGCACCGCGCCCGCTTCGATGGGTGGAACTGAAACCCAAGGAATGCAACAATCATGAGCGAATTCCCAAGACCTACCCTCGACGCGGCTCTGGCCGACCTGTCTCGCAGCGACTCCTTCAAAGTCGTTCTCGATTTCATCCGTGAGGAGCGGGAGAAATACATTGGAGCCATCACGGATGCCCCCACGCCGGATATCGTGATGAAGCACGCGGGCGGGGTTGGCGCGATGGATTACCTCATCCAATCGCTTTCCGAATAATTTCCGGGGACATTGTGTTATTCATGGCTGCAAGGGCGGGGGCGCATACCCTCGCCCTTGTTTTTTGCCTGATTCCAATACGCAAGTAAGTTGTTCTTGTAATAAAATTGCGTTATTGGATTGACGGAAGGCCGGATTGTCCGTATTCCCTAACCATCGCCAACGCCAAGGCGTGAAAAAGGTGTTATGAGTGACCAATCAGAGCCGTCGCCGGAGGCAACAAATTCCGACGTTCCACTGTCCATCGAAGAGGCGTTGATCGCCAAACGGACGCAAGCGCACTCTCCGCAGGAGGAACCCGAGCAGGAAGAACAGCAGGAAGAGTCTGAAAACGAAACCGAGGAGGAACAGCCCGAGGAAGAGTTTGAAGAGGAAACTGAAAGCGAAACCGAGCAGGAACCCGAAGCGGAGCAAGAGCAAGAGATCGATTTGGAGTCGTTGACCCCGGAGCAGATCCAACAGTTAGCCAAGAAAGGGAAATCCCGGTTGCTTCAACGCATCGGTGAGTTGACCGCGAAAAACAAGGCGCTGGAGGAACAGGCGAACAGGGCCGATGCGAAACCACTGCCAAAGGCAATCCCGGCATCTGAGAACCCATTCCGCGATCTTAAAACGATTGCCGAGGTTCAGGCCAAGATTGACGAGTTGGAGAAGGTCGCGGAGGACACCGACAGGATTCTGGATGACCATGAGGATTACGGCAGCGATGACGTGATCAAGGTGGGCAGCAAGGAATACACCAAGAAGGAAATCAAGACCGCCAACCGGAATGCCCGGAACGCGCTCGTTAAGTTTCTACCAGCCCAGCAAGCGGAGATCGCGAAAGCGGACCACCGCAAGGCCCAGGAGGAAATCTATAACGCGGCGATTCCAACGGATATCCCGGAAACTGCGGATGAGACTTCCGAAACAGCGATCATGTTCAAGGGCTTTATTGCAGACCCGTTAGTCGAACAAATCCGCCAGCATGTTCCCGAAATCGCTCCTCAGTTGAGTTGGCTTCTGGCTCATGCCGCCCGGTCCATCAATTCCAAGCCTAAACCAAAGATCGCGACACCCGCGCCGGGAGAAAAGCCCAAGCCCAAAGTGGCTGGGAACCCGGTTCCAGCAGGTGCGGCCAGATCGGGAGGTTTGCCAGCGGGGAAGAAGTTGGAGCAGGCCAGAAAAACCTTCGAAGAGACAGGATCAGAAGAAGCATTGGTCGCGGCCAGAATCGCCAGAAATCTCTAACTTCAATCCATCATGCCTGCCTCAACCACTTATAATCCGACCCAAACCGTTCGCAGCGGCGTTGGGTCCGCAGCCAGCAACCGCGAGGATCTATCGTCCGAGCTGTATTTGCTCGCTCCTGAAAAAACTCCCGTGTTCTCCCTTTGCCGGAAGAACAAGGCAACAGCAACCTTTCACGAATGGAACATCGACAAGCTCGATGACCCGATTGCGGAAGGCGTCAATGAAGGCGAGGATGTTTCCTCGTTTGACGACAAGTTCAGCGGCCTCGCCCGTGTCGGCAACTACGTTCAGAAGTTCCGCCGCAGCGCCAAGGTTTCCGACATCCAGAACGCCGTTAGTTCCGCAGCTCCCGTCAACTATGCGAAAGCGGAAGTGAAGGCGATGCGCGAACTCAAGCGCGATGTTGAATACGCCATCTGCTCCGATAACGAAATGCAGCAGGAGAACGGCGGCGGCAGTCCTTACAAGCTCCGTGGCCTTGGCAAGTGGATTCAATCCACCGCCCAAGCAACCAACCCGGTTCCCGCCGACTATCTGACCCCTGCGGCCAGCATCCTTGGAGCCGCGCCAACGGAAACCTCGCTCAACGATGTCGTTGCCTCGATCTTCACTGAGAACGGCGAAACCAACAACCTCACCGTTGTTGCTGGCGTGACCCTCCGCAAGCGCATTGCCGAGTTCACCCGCACGGACAACAACGCTTCAGAAACGGTTTACACCGTCACCCAGGACGCCACCGCGAAGAAAGTCACCCTCGCGGTGCAAATCTTCGACTCCGACTTCGGAATGCTGTCGATCATCAACGGCAACCCGAAGTGTCTCCCCGCAGCTACCCGTGGTTACGTGCTCAATCCGTCGTTCATCGGCTTCTCCAGCCTGATCGGATTCGGATCGACCAAGCTCGAAAACCAAGGCGGTGGCGACCGTGGATTCGTTGACATGGTGGGAACCCTTGAGGTTCTCCATCCGAAGGCCCACGGCAAGATCGCTTACTAATCCCTACCAGAAAGAACCAAGACAATGATTCTAGCAAACAACGAAAATCTGGTTGATACCTACGCCATCGAACTCACCGCCGCTGACCTGATCGCTATCGGGACCGGTGGAACGAAGATCATCGGCAGCATCCCAATCGGAGGCGCTGTCACATTCTGCGGCGTCGTCAACAATGTGGACATCGCGGGATCAACCTCGCTCGTCGTGAATGTTGGCACCACCTTTGCCGATCCGGACGAGTTCATTGACGCGCTCGACGTGGACGGCATGACCGTTGGACTGATGACCTTCAACACGGGCGACCTGATGGTGCAAGCCGCTGGCAACTCGACATTCCTTGGAGGAATCCAAGCGGTCAAGCCAGTCAGCGCCGTCACGCCGATCTATGTCAAGGTGACAGACGCCGCAATCGCGTCGATCACTGCCGGTAAGATCGTGATCGTCCTGCAAGTGCTTAATCCGCTCAAGTTCGCGGCCTAATCACCCACTGATGGCGGGAGGCTGGCCGCAAGACGCTGGCCTCCCGCTTTTCATTTTCCGGCCATGATCGAAACGCTTTCAGAAGGAGAGTTGACCGAGAACCTATTGCGGGAACTGCGATGGGGGAGACAGGTCAAGCAGACCTTCGAACAGGTCCGCGAGACGGAAGCGGCGATTGAGGCCAAGGCAGCGGTGGGGCATCGGTCCATTCCCGGAATCGGGAAGCTGGCCATTGTCGTTCCTGCTTACGAATTTTTCACCATCCGCGAGAAATACGGGCCGGAGTGCTGGCATGATCGCGGGTTCATCAAGGATTTCCAGCGACTGGAACCCACGATGGCAGCTAACAAAGTCTAATGGAAACCAGAACCTACGCCGACCTTTACGAGACAATCGAGGCTCTCTGCGGCGTATCCTTCGCCGTCGTTGAACAGCCAAGAATCAAGGCGCTCATCAACCGCCGCGCAACGAAAGCCTACCGGGCGACAAACTTCTGGCCAAGGTTCCTAACCGTTGGTGAAGAGCGGGCCGTTACTGCGGCAGTCGTTCCTTATGAGGAAACGTCGCTTTCATCCATTGACACGTTTCTTCGAATCCATGTCACCGCCCCGTTCTACTCAGGATCGGCGCAAGAATATGATTTCCATGTCGGCAGCGGAGGCGCAACGCTCGTTTGTGGCAGCTCCGATCCGACGACCGCGTTCGTCACCTACAAGGCCCAGCACACGGCCATCTACGGCACGACGGGCACGGACTCCACCACCGTTCCCAAAGAGTGGTTTGAATACCTGGCACATGGCACCTACGCCGATTTCCTCCGCTCCGAAGGCCAGCAGGAAAAGGCCGCGCTCGCTGATGCCGAAGCCAACGACATCCTAACCGACGAGCTTCTCCGTGTGGACGAACAGCTTCCCGCATTCCTCGCCGGGAAAGTTTCCACTAACGCAAACATGCAAAACCGATGATGGCGCTTGCTCTTTCATGCTCGTTTATCGGGCGGTCGATCTCTAGCGGGGGCGGCACCCTCTACGCCCTCCGCTTCACTGCAGGACCCAACCCCACTGGCACGGAGGACGGCAATCGCATTGAGACACGGATCGACAGCTCAGGCGATCCTTGGCGCGTGGACGCGACGGTTCCACCAATCCCTATCGGGGAATACCTTGACGAAACGCTCACGCTTTACGCGGCTAACACCCTCTACAACTGGCAGATTGTGCCGTTTGACGAGGTGGGCGATGGTTCCACCTACGGACCATTCACTACTTACACCCGGCCATCAGTAGCGCCATCCAACCTCGTCGCCGATCCGGTTAGCAGCTCGCAGATCAACCTCACATGGACACCCGGCAATTCGCTGGATGGAGATCGGATCTATCTTTCTCTCGCGGGTGAAACGCTGGCCGTATTCGACACAGCGGCTCTCAACGAGGGTGAATACAGTATTACAGGGCGCGCCGCATCGGAAGGCTATGACATCGCGGTTGTTGGCTACAACGACAACTCTGCCTATGGTTTTGCTGATGCAGAGACGGACAAGGATTCCGCTGGTGCGTTCACCACTCAAAAGACGTTGCCCGCCGTCGTCTCCATCACGGTGGGTCAAAGCCAAACCACTGTCGTTTTCTCGGAGGCAATGGTTGTCGGAGACGATACCAACGTTCCGGCGCTCACACTCAGCGGAGGCGCGATCACCCTCGCCTACGACAGCGGAGCGGGCACTAACACATGGGTTTATGACAACTCCCGTGATGTCGGATTCTCGGAAACCGGCACCGGAGCCTACACGCAGGCGGGCGACGGATTGCAGGCTGCGGATGGGCGGGAGTTGCTCACCTTCACCGGGAAGGTGATTGTCAACAGTTCCGACTTCGGAGCGATCACCTATCTTGGCGGCACCTCCAACATCGGCGTCATCACCAGCACTCCACTCGACATGACTGCCGCTGACCTGATTGTGATCCTTGCTGGAGGTCAATTCATAGGTGATGGCGAAGACTCCGAGGAAAACGTGTGGATACCGCTAGAACAAACGGGCGGCGGCTCGGGTCAAAAGCTGTTTTATTGCCTCAACCCGGACGTGTCAGCCACGCAGGTATTCGAGGCATCTGGCGGGGCCTATAACGTGATTGCGGCGGCTGGCTTTTCGGGGGTGACAGGTTTCGATAAATCAACCGGGTTGTTTACCTCATCCAGTACTACGAGCATTCAACCGGGGGCGCAAACGCCAGCATCAGCTCCATCCCTATCCGTGATCGGCTTAACATTCGGCGATGTCACGTCAGAGTATGATGCCGCTGGTTACACGACTGGGCCTAATACTCCGGCTGAAACGAGAGTGAATTAGCGATGTGATCTACTCTTTACTGTCCTGCCCACGACCGCGACGAATAATGC